AAGCAATATCGTCAACTTGAATCAAGAATTAAATCATTTGAAGAGCAACGTGCTTACGAACAACTTGAAAATAATATTAATTCTTTACAAACCAAATATGGTGAAGGTTTTGATGCTAATGAAGTTATTTCAAAAGCATTGGCAACTGGAACAACTGATCTTGAAGGGATCTACAAGCAAATCGCTTTTGACAAAATTATGAATAAAGAGCAGGCAATGAGCAAAGTTAAGCAAGATCAAGTTGCTAAAGAAAATGCTATTGTTGAATCTAAACGTCAAATGGGAGTTGTTTCTGGAGGTGCTAGTGCTGCAAGTGCTAGCAGTCAAGATTCACGTGTTGGTTCTTTAAGGGATGCTTTTGATTTGGCTAAACGCCAACTCGGAATTTCATAACTAATCACATCTATTATAGGAGGCTACAATGCCGGGAAATGCTAACTTTGATGCACTCTTGTCAACCACCCTTGCGAACTACCGTTCACAACTTACTGACAACGTGTTCACCGCTCGTCCACTTACTTACACCCTTATGGACAAGGGTCGTATCCGCATGCTTAACGGCGGAACGAAAATTGTTGAACCACTGATCTACGGTGAAAGCACCACGGTTAAATCGTACTCCGATTACGATTCAATCAGCCTTACACCTCAGACGGGTATCTCGGCTGCTGAATACGATTGGAAGCAGTATGCTGCTTCAATCTCAATCAGTGGTATTGAAGAAGCCAAAAACAATGGTGAAGCAGAAATCATCAACCTTTTGGAAGCAAAAATCATGCAGGCTGAAGAGTCAATGCGTGAAGGTTTCAACCGCATGTTCTTTGCCGATGGTACTGGTAACAGTGGTAAAGATTGGAACGGTCTTGGAAACCTTGTTGAGTCTTCGGGTACCGTTGGTGGTATTGATCGTGCAGGAACAGGTAACTCTTTCTGGCAGTCATACGAAGAAAACACTGCAACCGCTTTGACACTTGCTCAAATGGCTACCGCTTACAACACCGTTTCTGTTGGTAACGATCACCCAGACACAATCCTTACTAGCCAGACTTTGTTTGAAAAGTATGAGTCATTGCTGCAACCACAATTGCGCTACACCGACACTAAGACTGCTGATGCAGGCTTCCAGAACTTGTTGTTCAAGGCTGCCCCAATCATGTACGATGTGCACTGTAACGCAGGAACAATGTTCTTCTTGAACACCAAGTACATTACGCTTGTTGGTCATAGTTCTAAGTGGTTCCAGCAGACCGAGTTTATCCGTCCCGAGGACTTGGATGCTCGTTACGCTTTGATCATGTGCTACGGCAACTTGACTGTCCGCAACTGCAAGAAGCAAGGCAAGTTGACCGCTAAAACGGCATAACTGTTGTGGGGGGGAAACCCCCCACATTCTTATTTCTATTCTTCAAACAAATCATCTATTAATTAGGAGGCAAAATGCCACTCGTAGGAAATACCACATCAGGAGCAATCACCCGTACCCGTATCGCAGATTATATTGCTGCATCAGAATCAGTAACCCCAGTTGTTGTGTCTGACGGTGCACATACTTTAACGGCAGAAGAAGTCATTAGAAAAAAAATGATTGTTTCACAACCAACTGCAGGACGAGCATTTACTACACCAACCGGTGCACAACTTCTTGCTGAACTTAGTGACGAAGTTGTTGGAACATCATTTGAGTTCACAATTGTGAACGGTGCCGCTGCAACACACGCTATTACGTTGACCGCTGGAGCATCTGGCATAGTTCTAGTTGGTAACGCTGTAGTTGCTGCTGCATCTTCAGGCACCTTTCTTGGTGTTGTAATAAACTCAACTACGGTCGCTATTCACCGTAAGTAATATTTAATCGGTGGTGGTGGACTAGTAACATCGGAGTATGGACAACTAGCCACCACCACTATTATTTTCTCAAATACAATCAGGAGCAATAATGGCATCAATGAAAAAACCAGCAACGTCTAGTGCAGCCAAGGTTCGTATGGCTGATGCCAAGATGACTAAAGCAGCAAATGCTAAGGCTCCTCGTAATCCACGTGGGCAACAGGGTTATGGAATGAACACTTCTAAAGGTTCTGTTCGTGTTGAAAAACAACTTGTTGGAATTGACGAAGATAGTCGTGGCGGATTTCCGGGAACAAGTGTTTTTGTTAAAGCAAACTCAAAAAAATCAAGAGATTCTTTAATGAAAACTACATTAAAGTCAAAATCAGCACAAGTTCCATCTAGAAAAGCCCGTGAAGTAAATATGAAACAGAATGATAAATCATATACTGGGTATGGCGAGTATTCTAAACCATCAAAACCTGTCGCTAAAAACAAAAGGACTAAAAAATAATGAAAGACGCAGCACAATTCGCCTATATGTTTGACAACAGTAAATCTGGTGGCAAAATGCCTAAAGGTAAAAAGAAACCTGTTGTAGTAGCAAAGAAACCTGCTGGTTCTTCTGCACCAAAATATCAGAAACCTGAACCTGTTAAACCAGCAGTTAAAAAAGTTACATCTGTTGGTGTAACTGGTAGCAAGGGTGGTCGTTCGGTTGTTGTCAAATCAATGCCAAAACCTGCTGCAAAAAAGACTAGCCGTTCAATGATGGGCAAATAGTTACAAATCACTCTAATAGTGATGAGTACTTCAAAAACTTCCCGACCAGCCTACACCATGTATGGAGAACCCCTTGTGGGGGTTCGTCCTGCATCAAACGTACCCGGATCAAAGATGGCTACAGCCAGCGCACCCTACACGGGGCGCCAACGCTGTATCGCCAACAACGATACTTGTGAGGGTCCACAGGCTAAAGGGACAGAACATTGCATTGGTCACCTGAGGGCTATGGAGAAAGGTCGTGACGTTACATGAGTACATCAACAGATCTAGTTAACTTAGTTCGTAGCATTATTGACCTTGATGAAGCGGATCTGCCCATCTCTCTGGTACGCACGTATCTGCGAGATGGGTATGATCGTGTAATTAACCTTGAACGCACTTGGCCGTTCTTGGAAACATCTACATCGTTCAACACTGTAGTTGGTCAACGAGAATACCCTGTTAGTGGTATTGGTGCAGGGAATCTCCGAGAGATTACCAGCATGGTTGACACCAGTATTTCTGGTAACCGTTTGCGTTTGATTGCTCTTGAGGATGCTGAACGTATTTGGTCTGGTAGTTTGGACACTGCTGCTCGTCCAATGTATTTTGTTGAATGGAACAACACACAGTTCTTGTACCCTAAACCTGATCAGGTATATACGATTAATGTTCGTGGTTACCGTAAGCAAACTTATGATTGGGTGAATGACGGTAACATTGAAGTTGATTGTGATGATCGTTTACATACCGCTTTAGCGTATTATGCTTTGTCTCGGGCTTATCAGCGCCAAGAAGATAATGAAATGTCTGCAGTTTATAAACAGTCTTTTGATGAGGCTGTGACGTTGGCTCGTAAAGAGATCATGCGTATTACTAGTCATCGTCCTGCTATTTTGTCTGGTGGTTTCCCTTACGTTAGTTATGACCGTTGGACACAGAATCTTGGTAGAACTCTACGAAATTATCAGCCGTAGGTTTTTATGGCAGGTTTACAGTTATTTAGACAAGATGATTTTACTGGTGGTTTGAATCTTCGTGCTGACCAGTTTCAGTTGGGGGAGAACGAATCTCCTAGCATGTTGAATGTTGAGGTTGACCCTAGGGGTGGTGTCACTAGTCGTGGTGGCATGAGCAAAATTGTTGCTAACAACATTTTGAATGGTGGTGCAACTTTTAGTGGTTTAACTATTACTACTGAAAGTTCTGATCTTTTGACTACTGAAGGTGGAGATTTTTTTGCTACCGAAGTAACTAGCGGTTGGAATCCTAAGAATCTTTTTGCTTTCAATGGTTCTAATCACCAGTTGATGTTGTCAACTGGTTTTTCTGGTAGTACTAATGGTCTTGTTTATTATAGTGCTGGTGGAAACTTTACTAGCACTACTATTCCTGTGGCTAATACTGATGGTGCTGGTTATGCTTCTTGGGGTTCCACATTGTTTGTTGCTACTGATGGTCGGTCGTATTCTTGGAATGGTTCTAGTGCTACAGCATTAAACTCTAGTGGCGATACAACTGTTGGTATTTATACTGCTTGGGGTACTGCTAGTGATCACATGCCTCAGGCTAAACATTGCATTACTCATGCAGGAAAAATGTTTGTTGCTAACACTAGGGAATATGTTTCACCTACTTTGACTGCTTTCCCTAACCGTATTCGTTGGTCTGATGAATCTCTTGTTAGTCCTACTAGGTGGACTGCTTTAAACTATATTGACATTAATGATGGTGGTCAAAACATTACTGGTTTGGCTTCATTCAATGGTGTTCTAATTGTGTTTAAAGAATTTAGTGTTTACGCTATTCTTGGTTATAACTCGGATAACTTTCAAGTTATCCAGTTGTCAAACAAAGTGGGAACAATAAACCAGAACACTGTTTGCACTACTGAACGTGGAGTGTATTTCTTTTCTTGGCCTGATGGTTTATATTTTTATAATGGTAAAGAAATCTTGGATGTGTTCGAGAATATTCGTCCTATTTTGAAAACATCTAAAGTTAATGCAAACAGTATTGACAAGATTTTTGTTAACAATATTAATAATAGGGTTTGGGTTTCGTTACCTTATTCGGAAAACGAAACGTTAACTTATCCTAGTGTTTCTTTTGTTCATGACCCTACGTTGGGTACTGCTGGTTGGACTATGTTCCAAACCGAAGATCGCTATGGCATTTCCGGCGGATGTAGTTTCACTAAGAGTGATGGTACTGTAATTAATGCTGCAGCGCATCCT